CGGCACATAACTAGCCAGGGCATATAACTAGCATAGGAATATATCTATATTAGTCACATAACTAAAAAAGAATATATGAAAACTACTTAAAGAAGCAAGATACAAGATACATTTTTCTCTCCAAATAAAATTTAGCAAAACTTTTTATCTAAACATTAATTATAGGATAGGGTAATTGTGTCTGCTAGTTCTACGGGTCTTTCTAACTAACCACCATTTGAAGCATAATCAAATAAGTTATAAGTTATTTAATTATGTAATTGCTGATTTAACCAAGCACTCATCAACTCCGGCTGTGACCTCTTGAGTATTCTTTTATTCTTTAGTGTTCCCCTAATAGTATCATCATCTATTATTATCTTTACAGGATCCCTACGATTTATGCAGTGTGATGACCTATCCTCTACCCTATTACATAAATTACCATTTGTTCCGTGATGATGAAATGTTTTAGCACGATGCAAAGGACACTCATACCAAACATCATTTTTGTCTATACAATAAGCGTGAAAAGACATCTTTATATATATCATATATATTTTATTTAAGTATTAAAATAAGATATATATTTATTCCTCATCTTTGCCTGGTGGCTCTGGTGGAGCCTCTCTTGGCTCTGGTTTATCCTTTTCAGTAGCACCTCTTCTACTCTCCTCTCTTCTAGCTGTTCCTGGTTCAACCTCTTCAGTTCTTGCTGTTCCTACAGTACTAGCCGTTTCTTGCCTCATTAAACCTCTTGGAACTTCCCTCTCTAACTCTCTGTCTAAATTCTCCTCTAATGATCGTAAGCTTACTTCTGGTGAATACTCTGCTGTCTTAGTAGCTCCTAACTCATCTCCTGACCTTATATTTATTACTTGATAACCCTCACCATCTGGATTAGGACGCTCCAATATTATACCTCCTGATCTAATTATTGACTCTAAATTACTCCTAACTCCCGCTGGTGATATTCTCTCTTGAACCAAATCCTCAATTATTCTCGCTATTCTACCTAATCCATCTTGAGTAGCAAAAACAATACCAGAAGATGCTGATTGAGGTCCTCTATTTTCTCTTGACCTTAGTATTTGTCCTCTTCTACCATAATTTATTGTATTGAATTCTGTTACTACTGTTTCTAAAAATCTATCTGGATCTCCTCCAGATGCCTCCCAATATGAATCCATATCCATATTAACCTCTCGGCTTGCTATTTTATCAAATACATTTTTCAAAGCCCTAAAAAGTTCATTCATATTCCTTCCCTCCCTAGCTGCCTTGGAAACTGGAAGTTTATTTAATGTAGTTTGAATAGCTAACTCTAATGCTCTACGCTGTATATCTTCTGGAATAAGTGGAACCTCTTCTCCTTCCTCTTGAATTTTTGCCTCCTCAGCTCTAACCTGACCTGGTGTATCTAATGCTCCTACCTGAACCTGTTGAGCTCCCTCATTATGAATACGAACATTATCTCTTATCTTTAATCTCATTCTATCTATTGTCCTACTACTACCCGCTGGAACCGCTCCTCCTATTGCCTGAGCTATTTGTTTCTCCTCCGCAAATATCTTATCTAATTCGTCCTTATTTGGATCTGGTTGCTCTTGGACTTGCTCCGCTTTACCAAATACATCTATCATAGGATTTGGAACCACTCCGGTTCTCTGGATCTTGTATATTATTGTTGAATTTGGTGATAATTTTGCTAACTTTCCATCAGTTGGGTTACGTATTTCCGTATTTATACTACTCAATAATCTATCCTGATTTACCATTATATTGTAATTTGAACCATAAGCATATAAAAATCCACCATTACTATAGTTTTTCATAGCATAGAAAACACAAGGTAAGGGTGTTGAACCACTTTGATAATTTCTCTCCGCTACTATATCTGAATAAATTAAAAAGAATGAAGAATTTGTTAATAATGGTGAATTACTAGCTGTTAGTGGCTGACTTTGTGTTGATAATATTACTTCTTGATTTTCATTAAAACCGTGACCGAACTTAGGCACTCCATTTGGTGTATCACCACTTCCTGGTAATGGAAATTTATAATATAAGTTTAGTGCTGGATTTGTTACAGTATTTAATGAATTACATAAAATTAATGGCTTGGTTGCATTTGGTATTATATTAGGATTTGGATTATTATATGTATCTGGACTAAATCTATTGAATTGACGACCATATCTTGGTAACAAATCAGACACTTCAAATCCTAATCTAGATAATAAACAACCCTCCCAGTTCTTTTCACTAGCCTGAATGCAACCTTTTATTATTTCTTGTCTATTCTCTTCAGTTTTATCTAATGTTTCATTATTCCAATAATTTACTGGATTGATATTTTCTGGAACTTGATAATCTGGAGGACATAACCAAACCTTAAATATTGAAACACCTCCTATTTCAGCTCTTATACCTTGGTTTTCAATTGGATCAGTAGGCATATCCGCAGCAGCAGCAAATGTTTTTGGATTTGGTATATTAAATACAGCATCTTTTTGTTGTCCTTGGATTATACCAGCTTTTTCACCTATTTGTGGATTAGTAGCTGGAGCATTTGCTGATTGATTTAAACTTGATAATAAGTTATCAGTCTGCAAATTTACAAACTCAAACCTATTCTTTTGGCTACTATACTGAAATGTTGGATTGTTAGCACCAAAATGAACGTAAGGAGTCTGATTTTCAATATATAATCTATATGGTTGCGTTGTACTTGTTCCAGCTGCATTCTTAATTGGTAAAGTAGCATTTCGTTGATCTGGATTTAGAGGGTATATCGCGTGATTATCCAAAAAACTTGGTGAAACTCCTATAGGTAATCCCCAAGTTAAACAACCTAACTGGAATGTAGATGTATTTTTAACATCAAAGTCCTCTCCATAATTAGTAGCAACTCGTAAGCCACAAACTATCAATTCATTACCATCATCATCTGTATATTTTGCTGGAACAAATGGTAAATCTAAGTTCTTCATTAAATCTAAATCTAAAAATCCCTCTGAAGTGCAATCACACTCATCAAATATAATCTTGACTTGTGGATCTTCCTGGCCTGCTACTACATTACTGAATTCTTTACTAGTTGTTTTCCAATTTGGATCAAATCTACTCATTACATTTACGTGACCTATACCTCTATAAGCATTCCATAATGAATACCAAGCAAAATCTGTTTCACTATCTCCAAAAATAGCCTGAGAAAATGCTGGACTAATCACCTCTCTGAAACCAGGAACACCTGGAGCTACATTACTTATCCCTGTTCCATAATCTGGACTAACATTAATACTAGCTGCTGGAGGATATGACCCTAACCAACCTGGTCTAATAGGTGTTAGATTTACTGTTGGATCACTTCCATTAAAATAACCTGATAAATAATCATCTGTAATACCACAATCTAAATTTACACTCCAACCATTTACATCTAGCTTTTGCTCTGCATAGGTTGTTCTTGATGTATTTGGATCTTTATTTGTATATAATTCATAATCTCTTAATGATTCAGCAAAATCTTCCCAAGCTGTTGGATCATATAATACATTTTTCTCTCCATTTGGTCCTATCCGATAAGTTGGAAATTTTATATTTAAAAATAAAGTTTGAAAACGTTTTAACTTAGTGATTGTCTGATATGCCTGTGCTGTTGGAACAGCATTCTGAACTGTTTCATAAGATAACCTTGTATTTAATAAAACTGGACGACCTATATTTCTAAAACCTCCTGCTTGAACTACACCAGTATTGTCCGTGGTTTCAGTCATATCATAAATTGGTAATCTCATTAAACGATCACCCATCAAATGCTTATATATTTCCTTTACTCCCATATTTCCATAAATATGATTACAAATTCTTGCTTCTTTTCCATAGGTATCATAAGTTACTGTTTCACTTAAATAAGCATTTTCATACCAATCATCTGAAGTAGAATCATCTAATAAAATACTAAAACGTCCTATAGCTCCATCTACATAATCCAATCCTGTTTGAAAATTTGCCGGTTGAACCTTGGTACAACCACCATATTTAATTGGTAATATATTGGTCCATAACGCACGATATACACTTTGATATTGATAACTAGAATTATCATATACCTGTGGATCATAATAACCCATAGTATTTGCTACTGGAATTACACTACTTGCCTTGAATTGTGGCGTAGGTTCTTGAACTTTATTAGTAACATAATTATCCATAACACTTATATCATTATCAAATGGACTTAATGCTTCGTGAATTTTATCATTTATTTTATTTGCGAGCGTATCAAGATCCGTAAATAATTCATCAGCTTCTAGTAAAATAAACGCAGTCATAGGCATCATTTTTGGAAAAAAACCCTTGGAATTTCTTCTCTGTGATCCAGGACCAAAATAATCATTACGAGTCCAAATATAGGGCAATCCATTACATTCATTTCGTATATCTTTATTTCTAAATCCAAGTCTTTTACCCTCATAATCATAGGCTACCGTTGCGTTTCCACTAGCTACACTACCACCGCTAGTTGTTCCATAAGTTGAACTTGGAAAAAAATTATGTCTATTGCCTTGAAATCCTGGACCAGTAGATATAGGAACTCCAAAATTATTAGCTGCTAGATGAATTAACCTTCCTCCTCTTCTATAACTTGCTGGACCAGACATACCAGTCTGATCTATATTATCATAACATATATTCCCTAATTCACTTGAACCTTGACGATCATTAGGCATAATACAAACTGGTGCTGAAGCCGGTAATGCTTGACTTAAAATATTAAATGGACTTTCAAATATAATCTCTAATCTACCAGTTGAAGGTGTTATTACCTGATTTCTTCCACTTGCTACTTCTTCTGGAATTACTACGTGATCTTCTGTACCAGCTCCCCATTTTATAGCTAATCTTTGTCCTGGTAAAATATTACAAGTATTATTTTGACCTACATTTGGTGGAGATGCTCCAGTTGTAATTGCATCAAAATTTGTAAATAAACCATTATTTGGATTAGGATCACCAGTAATAGCTAATGCTATACTTGCTACTGGCGTTCCAGTTGGTGAAGCAGCAATACTAGCCACCCAATTTGGAGTAGCTACTGTTCCAGTATTGTAAGCTTCAATTATATAAGATGAAGTAGCATCAACACTATCTACTACAATTCCACCTACTCCAGCTTGGCTCATATATCCCTCAGCACCGAATGTATTTGGAAATGTATCATAATATAAATTACCAGAAGCATTATAAATAGGCATATCAGCATTTGCTGGATTATTATTAAATGAACCCTGAGGGTGTTTAAATGGTAATCCGCAACTATATGTGTTATTGTTATTCATATAAAACATCACTTCAAGTAAAACCTTGTTATCACAATACGGTTTTTCCGTACCATCTATAAATACTTTATCTCCTGAAAATTCAATTGTTCCTGCCCCTGATGCATTCTTAGCACTTAATGTAACCGCTTCTACCGATACGACATCTCCTCGCCTTAAATTAAAATTAGTAGCATTCGTCCATTTAGAATTATAATCTGCACTCTCTTCGGTATCAATTAAACTATCAGCACGAGAACATTCTATTAAAAAAGTTTGAGTTGTGCTATAATTGGTTGTATTCTCAGCCATATTTACTATATATATACAACATAATAAATATTTTACTTAACTACCAGAAACATAGATTGTCCCGTTCTTAATCATCATCATTCTCTCTACCTCAGCATAGACACATACACGACGCTGAGCGAATTTCTGTGGAGTATAGGTATAAGTTAAATCAATATTTACTGGAGATTTACCTATTGAAGTTCCAGCTCCTAATACATTATCATAAGTTCTTGAAAGATTAACTCCCATAAAAGCCGCTGAACCACACATAGTTTCAACAATCTGATCTGCTGGAGTAGTTGTATCTCTACCACCAGCTTGGTGACCCATAATAAACTTATCAGTTGGAAATGCTACCTGATTAGGATCGTAATCTAAAGCAGGACCGGCAACCTGACCCACATTACTTGTTACACCAACGTTGGCTTTAAAAGGAGTTGGATACACCATACTGAGCTCATTCCATAACTTACAGTCCATATCTAAAGCATTCACGTAAAGGTTCTGATTATTGATTTGAACCTGGAGAGTGGTATCTCCTAGAGAACCACAGGAATTGAAATCACCTAAAATAGGATTTGATGCTGCCTTTTGATCTGGAGTTGCAGATCCATAATCAGCCTGTCTTGGTGTAGCCATTAAAATATTTCTAATAATCTGGTGATCTAGATTGAGCCTAATTGTCTTGTTTTGAACCTGTGGAGCAGTTGGAGCAGCTGCTAGAGCTGGAATGAACTCTTCTACGTGAATGTAATCAGTATAGACTAGTTCAATACCTTTTTCAAGCTGTGCCTGGATACGTTCCATAGGTGATACTTTACCTGGTTCATCATCATAATATACTAAATCAACACTTAGTTTTACTGATGACTCTAAAATATTACTACCAGCAGTCCAAAGAACTCCAGTATTTGGTTGCTTGTTAATTGTTGTTCGTAATCCAATAAGATCTTCAGCCCAGTCAATAACTAGTGTAACCCTACCATTAAGAAGACCCAAAGGCATCTGTATCTGGCTTAGCACCCCAAATAGCATTTTAAGCGAAATAGAAGTTTCAAAACTGTCTTCAGCATTTGTCTGAAGGGCGAAAGCATTATTACGTTTAATATTAGTTACACCAGCAGCTTCTACTGTTTCAAGACCAATTATTCCATTTCCATAGGAAGCAGCTCCAGCTCTTGGAGCACCAGGCATAAACATACCACGCTTACCAGCAGCAGACTGATCTACCTTTAAACCAGTAAATCCTGAAAATTTAGTTTGATAAGTTTGATTACGAATATCCTGATCCACATAGTATTGTTTCATATTCATTAGTATTCCCGCTTGATCTGTTTCCGCTAAAAGAACGTTATCATAGTAAAGAGCTGCCCTTCTAATGCAACTCATAGTTCCAGCACTAAATGGAGCATCTAAACTACCACTAGCAGCACCAAGTTTAAATTGAAGGAATATATCCTCGCTAAGCAATCCTTGCTGTGGTAACAGAAATTTTACCTGAGATTGAGAAAATGCGGTTGGTTCAAGGACCATAGTTTCAACACGTTGATTTTGTGCCTCCATAGAGGACATTCCGACAGCTTTTGTAAGATCAGCCATAGTATATATTAACTAAACATTAAAAATATTTATTCATTTTTATAATTAAATATTTTTTATAGAAACATTTGGAGAGAAAAATTAAGTTGATACAGAAATAACACCATTAGAGTCAAAGTTTAACATTCCACGATGTAAAAAGTAGGTGTAAGCCGACATAGGACTATTTCCATCAAGCTTACTTTGAATTCTTACACTATAAGGACGACCCTTGAAATTAGCACTAGAACCATTACCTAGGGCATCGTAGCGAACACCAATTCCATATACATTCTGGAAACCATTAGCAGTTAGAGCAGTTGATACACCTGTTACTGAGTTATGATGAGTATCACCATTAGCAATACTTAAGCCTTCACTATTAGGACCTGCTAGAGCTGATGTAGTGCTACGGAGAGGACGAAGTGCTGACTGAAAGTATAATTGACGCTGAGCTTCAAATGTTGAACCTGCGTATTGGTTATTATTTGCTGCAGCAACATCACGTCTAACGACATTTTTTTCATCAATCTGCATTTGTAATGGGTAGGAAATCCCTGACCTAATAAAATCAATTGCTTGAATAGGTGCGAGATTAACTTGAGGAGTTCCGGCTGCTGAACTCTTGTTAAGTAGTGGTGTTGTTTTATATGCATCCTGATTGTAATTACTGATATGTTCGGTAGGAACAAAATTAGTAAATGTTGAAACTACAGCACTAAGACTTGGTGAGATCTGATGAGTAGAATCACCATTATTAATAACTGAATAGAAATTCTGGAATGCACTAAATGGTAAAGCCTTGATAGCTGGTAATTTACCTCCTTCTGGAACACCATATTCACCAGTTAATGAAACACGAGAAAGTTCATACTGACTATTAATTGTAGCACCAGTATTACCAAAAAGAGCCTGGATACTTGGAGCTAACTGAATTGAAATAACAAGTCCTCCAGTTCCGTTCTGGAATGAAAGAGGAATATTATCTCCATTAAGGAATATACCACAAAGAAGAGGCATACTAACCTCAATAAATGATCTATTAGTTCCGCCAGTATTACAATATCTACCCTGAACTTCTTTATTAGAAGAGGCAGCAAATTGTTGAGATAAGTAGGTAGTATAATCTTGGAAACTACTTCCTGAAGCTATTAATGTACTGAGGAGCCTTGGATATTCCCTACAGTATTCTAGTACATTATTTTGGAGATTACTTACTGTTATGTTAGATAGAACTGAAGCTACTCCTACCTTGTTATTAATAAGAACTTCTTCATTACCTGCTCCTGACTGGTCGTTGTTATTAGGTCTTGCTCCATTACCGTCCTTGAGCTGGAGTCTAAAATTAATACGAAGCTTGGAAGTCATTAGATATAGATCAGCTGAACCTAGAGAAAATTGAACTAAAGGATTACCATTTTGGTAAGAATAAGTAGCATTACCAGATGACTGGTTCATAGGAGAAATTTCAAATTTCTTTACACTTGAAATTGGTTGCGACATTATATAGTACCTAAACAAAAAAATTTAATTAAAACAGTAATTTTTATAATTTATTTTCTATATTTTTCTCTCCAAATTATTTACCACAAAAGTTTATCAGCATAATAAGAAGGAGTACCCACTTTATTTCTATTCTTAGAATGACGAGCCTTATATGCTTTACGTCTTTTTGCTGCCGTCCCTGGCTTGACTTTACCTTGCCTCTCTAAAGCCATAAAAGTTGGAAAATCGTTGTATCCGATTGCGCCCACACTAGACACCTTTTTCAATACCATCTTTCCATTTTTATCTTTCGTTTTCTTGAAAACATCAATTTTTTTCTTTGGATTTTGCGAAGGCTTTACCGTAACTCCTAGCTTTTTTGCCTGAGTATATGTATATTTTTTTATCCTGTAGGGCATATATACATATACATTTATTTTAATAATTCATTTACTAAATTAGGGGGTATTCTATACCTATCTATACCGTGTATATCATTTCCTACTTCATATTTATGTTTTATTCCTGATTTATTCATATTTCCACATTTATAATTGCATATTTTTGGAACGAATTTTTTATTGGTCCATATTCTTGTTCTTTTACGATAACCCCAATCACTATACATACAATAATCAACATCATAGTAAGGTAAGCCTATCATCATATATCTTTTCTTTAAATGACTAGTCTGAGGGTTTTCAAGAAACCAATACTTAGGTTTAAAATAATCAAGTATTTCAAATACTTTTAAAATGATCTGATCTGATTGATTCATATTCTCATATAACATTTCCTTGGTAAAAGTAGTCAATATTCCATTTATTCTCTTCTTCCGTCCTACCCAACTAAATTGTAAGTTACTATAATTAACACAAGGTGGTGAAGACCAAATCACATCAAAATATCCTGGCTTATATTGTTTATAATCCCATTCCATTATATCCTCTAAATGTGTTGGTATATATTTTCCTTTATAATCATTAATATCCAAGGACGTTACTTCATATCCCATCTTCTCAGCCTCTTTACCTACGCTCATAGTTCCTGAAAATAATTCCAATAATCTCATTTATAATATGTTATATATGGATATTATAAATTTTAAAAAACAACGGCGACACTTCCTGGTGATACAACTAATGTGCGAATATGATAAACCCACGTGTGAAGGAGTTTTTCATTTGTATTATCTGCTGCTGCCGTAGAATATTCCATATTGAGTCTAATGTCCTGATTATTAGCATCAAAACTATGACCTACCTTGGCTAACTGTCTAGCAACAGCAAACATTTCTTTATTCCAGGCTAGATATCTTGGAGGAGTTTTGAAACGACTAAGTGCCTTTTCAAGTTCGTGCTGATGAATAGCATTCCAGCTGTAACCATCTTGAGTTGAACCAACCCTTCTAGTATCAACGCGACGGTTAGGAGTTAGACGATTAGCAATATTATACTGATAACTAGTCATACCATCTCTAACTGGACGGAAATTACTTACTAGTAAATCATTTACTGTACCCATAGGAAAAGATACAATACTCATTGCACGATTTTCAGTAGTATTAAAATCAATATTTGGACGATTAACTCTTGCGTTAAGATTGTCCCTGTAGATGTTATAGGAAGCATAATCAAGTTTTACTGAACCGGAGTTAGCCTTGGCGACCATAGAATTAAGATCTTGCTGAGATGCCTGAACCACAGAACAAACCATATCAATATTACGAATGGTATAATCAGCAGTCATATTACCACCAAATACAAATACCTTATTAGCTACAGCTGCTACATTACCTGCTACGATTGTCTGAGAAGCGAAGTTAAGACTATAAACACCACCTGCTTCAGTAACAGAGGTAATTTCACCTAAAGATAATAATTCACCAGCATCGGTTTCCACACCAAGTTGCATACCTTGACGGATTGATAAAGTAGCACTAGTTGCTGGAGTATTTGGAGCTGTGGTAGCACCTTCCTGTAATTCTACAGAAGTTAGTGCTCCAGCAGCAATTGCGGTTTTAAGTTCAAAGAATGAACCATCATTTCCTAGACTTGCTGTTGAATGAACTAATTTACCAAGCTGAGTAGCATTAGGAGGTCCTGGTTGTGTTGTATTAGGGGCTGTGGCTGTCTGAGTGGCGACACCTACTTGACTTAAGACGGTTAATGCTCTCTCTTTAGATTCTAATGTGATCCTCACGCGCAGGCCTGATGTGAGAATATTTGGAAAAACCTTGTCCCCGCCGAGTATTCCCGACATAGTAAATGGAACACAAAATTCAACTGGTTTATAAGTGATAGCTCCTCCAATTGGTGCATCCCAATAAAGACTGCTTACAAATGTTCCTTCTACTTTATCTTGACCTTCCATTAAAGAACGAAGATTATTAAGACCTGGAGTCTGATTGTAATGGTGATGTTGTGCAGTCCATAGATTTACCGATTCAAGCTGCTCTAGGAGTTGCTGATTCTGACCGTCATAAATCTGGATTTCAGCCCAGACCGATGATACACCCGCACGAGGATCGGGGTGAGCTAAACAATTACCATCTAGCTGAATAATACCTTTTAGATATGTTTCTTTTGGATTTAAAATTGGAACATCTTCAGGAGGAATGAAGATTTCAATTACATCTTTTTCTTTGTAGGTTGAGTTACGGTCCGTGAGGACTGACTTGGCTATCGTTGGAGTACTCATATATAATTACTCAATATAATAAAATTTAATTAATTTTTAAATTAGTTAAATTATTAAAAGTGTCTAAAAAATATTAAACTTGGACTGAACTTTGAAGAGGAGCGATATATCCACCTGCTACGGAAGCACCTGGTAATTGTGATTTAGTCAATTGTGCTGGTATCTTTTCAGCTTGACCCTCTTGTGCTCCACCAGCTATTTCTTCATAAACTCCGACTCCAGCACTTGCTAGACCCGCAATTCCAGCAGCTCCGGCTAATACTTCGCCTAGGAATGGTATCCAAGATGTAGCAGCAGCAGCTTCAGCTAATCCACTAGCTACACCTTCAGCAGCAGCAACTCCTCCAGCAACGGCGTCTGAGGCAGCTCCAGCAGCTGCTTCTATTCCAGATCCTATACCTGATGCTACATCGCCGGCACCTTCAGCAAGAGAAGCACCAGATTCTTCAACATCACCAGCATCTTCAGCTAAATCCTCTCCTAAATTATCTCCTCTTGAATTGGAACCAAGACTATCCTGGTCCTCTACACTATTACCACGGACCTGTCCTGGACGCTCTGGAGCATCTATATCATTAGCTCTCATTCCTGCCCGTTCGTTAATATTACTCATTTGTTCGTCAGTCATACGTTCATTACCAAGTCCCTCACGGTCATATCTTTCAGCCTCTTCAGTAGCTCCTGGATTAGTTCCTGTTCTACCTCCTACATCAGTCATACGTTGCATTTCAATATTCTCAGCATCTCCACTTGAAGCCATATTTCTCATTTCAATCTCTCCTCCACCTTCATTTGATACTTCCTGAACGGCATCATCATCTTCAGCAGCAGCTCTATTAGATGTTGAAGGCATCTCACTTGCTTCATCTACACTAGTTTCATCACCTGCTTCACGCTGTGCTACTGATCTACCTCTAATTCTATTATATACTGATTTACCAGCTTTATATGTTAATTTACCAAGATGAGGAACAGCCGCAGCCTCCAAACCCTGTTTTGTTAGTTCCTCACCTTTTTCAATAAACGCCTTGGCTTTGTTTAAAGCTTTGGTTCTCTTGGCTAATTGAGTACTTTGTAAAATACCTACTTTATGATCGTAGTTTTGCTGTTCCGCAGCTACTGCTCCACGGAATGCATTTAGATCATTAGAAAATGCAAATGGATTATTCATTATAATATATTATTCATAAAAAAATTTTATTTAGGATATAACTTTTCTTTAAAATTTAAATATACTTCGGGTGGTTGTGAATCTAACCTAAAGTAAAGCCAAGAATAAGGTTCTTGTCTAGCTCGTTCTAAGTACTCCTCAAACGCTTGATCTCCGCCAAATGTATCAGCAATATCATATTTTATTGTTTCTATTTCCTTCTTGGATCTTAACATTCCTGATACAAATAATCCAGTCATATTATTGCGAATTATAGTAGCAACATCATTATACTTTTGGTTATTAATCCAATATAAGCAAGCCGAACCCTTATCTACATAATGTCTGAACCTGGTCGCGAAATGAACTGCTGCCCCACCTTTTCTCCCGTGTTTATTTAGATCTCCACAAATATCATCTAAAATTAAAGCATAGCTTGTATCAGCACCTTCTATTTTCTTCTTTTCCTTTTGCTTTTTTATTAAATCATATATAATTTTATCATCATAGGTTTCAAAACAGGTGGATTTCCATTTCTCAGCAGCAAATCTTGAAGTAGCACAATTAAAAATTGTATTACTAATTATTGTTACTGAATTAAAGCAATCATCATAAAAATTAGGGTTCATCAGGCAATTCTGCAGTAAGACCGTCTTACCAGCGCGGATTGGCGAGGCACACACTATGAGCTGAGCCTTGTAGATATCAGGTAAATTTGGATGCAATTCTTTTTTGTGAGGGTTCTTTTCTGATTCTGGTGGCTGAATTGGAAGGATTGTAAGATCATTATTCATATATAGTATATACAGATTATTATTTTCTTTTTATACTATATATGAACCCAAGTGATATAGAATTATTAAATAATCTTAAAATATATTGTTCTCCTGAGATTGTAGCAAAATATAAACATAAACAAAAAAAACCTCAAGAATGGACCAGATTTTATTATTATAAACAAAAAAGATATAAAATACCTAATGAAAATATTCAATATGATTATGAAGTTTCATCAACCTTGAATTACAATAAAAATGTCTTTTATAAAATGACTGCTATGAGTAATAACGATGGATACTTTGATTATTATTATAAATTAAAAGACGAATTACCTAATGTTGTAGTTAAAAAATCTAATCGTTTTGGTAAATCACAAGCTACTCAACTAAAGGTTTTATCTGAAAAACCAAGTGTTCCAACTTGTCCTGATACTGGTAAATTTATCATTAATTTTCAATAATCATCAATTTCTTCGTTATGATAATCATTTTTCAAGGATATTTTTAAAATATTTCTCTCCAAATCTTCAAACAAAATACTATCTGAGATTGGAAATAAAGAATTCTTAATCGCAAAATAATGTGGTGGTCTAACGTGAAAAGATAATATCTTCCTTTTCAAGTCTTGAGGAACATTATTTAATATATCCATTATTATATTAAATAATATTTTAATATCCCCAGGTAGAATTAAATACATTTTTGTTCCTATTTTTTAATATGGAATAAGCTGAAAAATCAGTCATCTGTGGTGTAACTTGGATATTTTCTCTAGCAATATTCCGGTTACGCCTGGTTGATTCCTTCCGCTGAACCTTTTGGACTGGTGGTCTTGGCTTCTGGTGATGTGGTATTTTTTTATTAGGGTGAGGCTCTTGGCTAACAGCAACTTTCTTTTTCTTGCGTTCCTCATACCGATCCATTAAATTACAAAAATAATCAAAACTCATTTCAGGCTTGGCTATTGGTTCAGGTTTTGGAATTGGTATAGGTTCCGTTTTCTTAGGTTTCATAGCTTCTCTTCTTGCCGCTGCCTTAGCTTTTCTAACTTCCAAGCTCTTCAATCTTGCTTTAGCTAACGATGCCTTCTGTGCCTCAGTCATCTCCTTCCTTTTTCGCCTTACCTTGTCCTTACCTCTTTTACCTCTTCCTCTTCTCTCTACTGGTTTATCTTTAATCTCTAATTCTATACTTGATTTTTCTTCATCTCTTGAAACACCAATATTTTCTTCCTCCACTACTGTAGGTTCAACTTTTTCAAGTTTTTCATTTTCCATTTTTCTCTCCATTTCTTTTTGTTCTAACCTTTTCTTTTCTTTTTCCTTTTCTCTCATAATAAAAATTTCACTAGGTTTCATAAACCTCTCTGGTGGAGTATCGTCTTCCAATATCAACTCATCATCTTCATCTTCAGCTACCATCTTTTCAGGATCAACTTCCAGGGTTAAATCAGGTAATCCTGAAATATTTTCATCAAAACACTTTTTGTGTCCGCTCATATATTTATTACAGAGAAATTTATTTCTGTAATAAAAAAGTTTTGTTTAAAAAATGTTGGAGAGAAATTTAATAATGACGGTACAATGCATCAATCGCATTTGGAGCTTTTGTTATTGGATTTACAGCTCCAACCTTTTCTTGCGTCAAGTTACTACCATCAGATCCACACTTAAATTTAACCCATATATTACTATCTGGTGTTAATCCTGTTAGCTTCCTACCAGTAGTATCCGTAATCTTTACCTTTATAGAATTCAAAGAATCAGCAGCTAGATTTTTAACTTTTATGTAATTCTCATTACTTGGTTCATAAAAACAACTTCTATTGTTAGTAGCATTACCATTTACAATTGGTACTATTCCTAAAATATTAGCACTTACGCTACCACCCCAAACACTATTTCCACCTCCAAGATCACCATCAATACCAATATCTGGTAATTGAATAACTGCTAATGGTGCTGCTGCTTCCCAGTCATCAACAGCAAAATCAGACTCCAAACCATTAGCTGAGTTAGCTGATGTAAGCACCGCAGTTCTTCGTTCTCTAAAACCGATAGCAGCAGCAATATTTGAAAATCTAGTAGAACCGGCTTGTAATGATTCAGTAGCATTAGCTGATAAATTTTCTAGTAAAGGACTAAAAGAAAAGGTTACATCTAAGAATGAAAAATTAGGATTAGTAACCTTACCTGGATCATCAACCCATCTATTATATTGAATACCAGACATAGACCGTAAATCAGTTGTAGGCTGTTCGTGTTCTATACCTTGCATCAATACAGCTCCTACTTTTCTTGGACCAGGTTGAATAGGTGGATAATCATTATTTCTATGAGCGTATCCCATATATATTGGGCCTCTCTTGTAAAGATCAAATTGTCCTCCATCAGTTACAGCAATATATCCAGCAGTTCCGCTATTATTAGCAACTCGACTTGCCCCTGGCTGAGGAGCATTAAGTTGAAGAGCTGGAAGACTATTTACTCTAAAATCAATACAGCATTTTCTAGCGTCATTAGCATTTGGAACAGCATAAGCATTTGCGTCATCTCCAAGTGTTCCATCTACTGGTCTAAATACAATCTCATTAAATATTTCAGCTCCAGGATTTCCAATATCAAATTGACCTTGACCTACACGGATAGCATTTGTTTCGTCCCAAACCTCATTTCCAGTCTGCTCCTTGGATATAGGGTGGTAATATATATTTACTATGTAAAATCCATTTCCACCTTGAGTTGTTCTAAATTCATCAACCTGCCACCATAAATCCCATTTAGGACCACCTACCGCCCAATCCAATCTAAGATCGTGCGTATTAGCAAACTCATCTCTAATATCATAATTAGTGTGTGTAGTTTCATTCCAAACCTTGTTAGATGTAACAATTCCACCTCTCATACCTAATACTGATTCTATAGGTAAATCAGCATCTATTAATACTCCCCATCTCCAACCATATTGATATGGTGGAATGATATCATTATTAGGTCCTCCAAATGTAGCAACAGGAGCTTGAGTAGGTTGAAGTGGAGCAGCCCCATTTGAACCATTCCATAATGCATCGGTTTTTAGCATACAGTTAGCTGTTTCAGTAGGATAAAAACCAGCATAACGAGGATCTTGAGCCCAATTGAAAGTCTGATCGGCTACAACATTTCCTGGAATAGTTCCAGGTGATCCACCTAAATCTTGACCGCAAGATGTAATAAATTTTGTTCCTAACCAATCACGATCAAGAACTGGATATCTAGTTACATAATTCCTATCTGCTGTAAATTTCATCTTATTGGTATTAGTATCATAAAAACAAAATAAACCTAATCTAAGAGGAGAAACTGGAATATCACTATAATTTGCCCTCCTAAAATCCTCATTATAATTACCTACAGCTAGTGCTTGGATTATCTGACTAGCTAAATCTTGGGGTGTATATGTGCCTGGTCTTACCTTTACTCTATATGAACCATAAGGTGCATATCCATTAAAATTACCATTACCATATAAAACCAAAAAACTATCATTATTTTCACCAGTTATTGTTATTCCCGCTGTATCATCTGCTTTTGTTAAATTCGCACCACATAGGCATATTTCAGCATTACGGGGTAACTTGATGCCTCTTGGAAAATGATTTTCAAATTCTGCTGGATCTTGTCCTCTGCTTGTTAAGACGACTATAGACATTTATATTATCTTATTAGATAATTTTTTCTCTCCAAGTAAATATAATGGATATACTTAAAGTTAATAATTTACAAAAAAAACAACCTAAAAAAGTCAAGAAATTAACACAAGAACATTTAATAAAAATGAATGAAAAGGTTGAACTTGATAAACGTCTTCGTTATGATAAACCCGAATGTGTATTTTGTGATTATAAAACCAAGACCAAGAAAAAAAAATAATGCACAAGTCAAGAAATTTTTATATGAAAATTGAAGTTTTTGGTTTTCATATAAAATCCACTATACCAACTAATTATATCATAGTATTATATACGATGGCTACCTTCTCACACTACCAGACTTCTAAATGCGACGACTTTATGACGCCTCTTTACATTTGGACTGAGGTTGCTGAATTCATTCCCAAGGACAAAAAGCTCTGGCTTCCATTCTATGGCGACGGTCAAGCAGAACAACATTTAAGATCATTAGCTTTTAAAGACATCGTTCATCAGGACAAAGACTTCTTTACATACGATGTAGAGAACTCAATCGTGATCGACAATCCTCCATACGCTGCAAAGAAGGAGGTAATGGAACGATTGGTTGAACTTGACCGACCATTTATGTTGCTGATGCCTTTAGCTACACTAAGTTATGGATATTCTCAAAAACTTGGTGTTGATTTTCAATTAATATTTCACCCCAAAAGACCTAAATTTATTAAATACAGTCCAGAAACAGGAGAACACGACGATAAATGGTCTTCTAAAAACCCAACACAACCTTGTTGTTGGATATGTTACAAAATGAATTTACCAAAAGCTATTAACTACATTAGTGAAGATAAATTTACAGGATACTATTAATATTCTTCTTCACTATCAGAACTCATATCTTCTATAAAACTTTTTTTATACCTTGCTCTAACTGAACCTCTAACCCTATCACCTGATTTTGCCGGCTTATCAGTATCATAATTATCAAGATCTAATGCTCTAAAATCAGACAATGTACTTGTATTTTTTGCCTCCTTTTCATAGTAATCTTCTCCAAGAGCTTCTTTTAATTTTTTCGTAAATCTTGCCTTTCCTTTCTTTGTTCCTGTTTCTTCACGCCAAAGATCGTGTAATTCTTTAATATCAATAAATATTGAATCTTCTGTAGGTTCTATAGTCTTCTGTATCCATTCAATATCTTCATTCAATTCAAGTAACATTTTTGTTGTGCTTTGCTTAACTTTTTCTGGAAAATCTTGCCTATCTAATCCTTCTTCTATATAAAGCTTATAATGATCTATTAAAATTAACATCATAGCCTCATTAAAATATCCTGATTGTATTTTCTTTTTTAAATTAAGATCAGCTACCTTATATTTTTTAGGTATTGGTAGTCCTTTACTATTAAAACTTTCAACCTTGGATTTATAATCCTCTATTGATATAAATGTATATGGTAGCTCAACTGCTACTATACGCATTATCATAGACTCCCCAGTTGTATCACTATCAAAACTTGGAAAATGGTTACTGAATTCCCACAGAGGAGGAAATATAAATTTTCTCATATCATTACTCCATAGAAGTCTATATTCTATTTCACCATTACCTGTTACATCTTTATATATATCAGCAATCCAATCCTTTTCCTTTTCAGGCTCATCAACATAAACCCATCTTGCCTTTTCTATTGCCTGTAACTCCGGTTGTGTATCAGGTTTATTAGCATTTTGGAAATAATCACCTTTTATCCTACTACAATATTGACCTAATGCATATTTCATTAATTCAATTTGTAAGCCTTTTCCATCTCTTCCTGGACCCCTACAAAATATAGATATTTCCTCTTTATTTGCCTTGGCTACTAATGATCTACTAGTTGCCTTATACCAAAACGTATATACATCATCTGATGGAAATATATCCTTTAATATTTTTATTAATTCTTGCTTTCTATCTTCATATTTACCAGGATTTTCAAACGCATCTCTAAACATATATCCACACGACATAGTAACATATTCACCGTTTTTTGGATTAGCTGTTCTAAATATCATATTTTCAAGATCTAATACTCCATCATCAAACCCTAATAAGGTATCATTATTATTAGCTTTATCTAGAAAATCTTGGTTAAAAAACATTTCAATACTTCTATTTACTACTTGCTTTTTAGATGCTTGATTTTTAATTTTATTTGACCTGTTTTTTTTATTTAATTCTATTTTCTTTTCCAAGCGTTTTACAGCTGCTACCTTGTATTTCATACATTTTATATCATAATTAGTAGCATATTGTCCCAATAAGCTCAATCCACCATTTGTTGGATTAATATTTTGTGTCCTATAATATGCTTCTAATGCTTTTAATTGATAATCAAAGAATGAATAATTCCAATTTTTCAAGCCATACATTTGACTTTTTTCAACCTTATCTATTTGCACTATTAAATCCTTCATATAATCAACCAAATAGCTACAATATGCTTCATTATCTATACGCTTGAATACACCATATTCATTTAATTTAAATATTATCAAGTCTTTTGCTAACCTAGTTGTAATAAAATTATCTTGATTACCATAATGAAATGCATCCGCAAAACTATTATCATCTGTACCAACTATCTCATCTACTTGTGATTTATATAAACCATACTTTTCATAAAAAGGACAAGAATATTCATAATCATAATCTATACCTTCTCCTTGTAAAATATTGTGCACTGTATTTGCCTCATCAAATAATTTATGCTTGAATTTTATATTTGGAAGTTTTGCCTCTTCCAACATTTCAAAATTTAACTCATTTATAAAATCATTTATTGTGTAATCATCATATTTAAAAAAATACCTTGGTATCATAAATCCATCGTGAGTTAATACAAGTTTATTAATATCCCAATTTTTATCCATAACAAATGATACACAAACTTTTAAGATTTCTACCTCACATAACGCAAAATAATTAAACATAAATGTAGCTCTTTTCTTATATTGAATATCTTGATGTTCTGTTAATTTTTCGTATAGATTATCTTTATACCTATCCATCATAAAATTTTGTATATTCTTGACTTCCTCTTCATAATGTAGTATAAATTCAGTAACTTCTGTTAATGGTACATTATGTTCCCTGAAATGCTTTTTCCAACTACCTCCAAACATTATAAGTATAAATATTTTCTTAGCAAAATCTCTATCTTGATCTGTGCGATCCATTATATCCTGTAATATACTTCCTCTCCGGTTACAATATTCTTCCATACAAGGGCAATTTAAACCCCATTCACGACACTTTTCAAGACATAATGACCCAAAACAATTGACTATATCAACATCGTAATATTGGTCTTCACATAAAAAATGTCTTATTTGTCTTGGAATAGGTCCTAATGATTTACCTTTTATTGGATACACTCTACCACAATCAGGTAAATTTTTAGAACCTTTATAAAATACATTTTCCATATACCATCTACCATCTACACATTTTGCTTCGTCAATCATCTTCTCAAAATATTCCCTGTTAAAATTATATTTTTCATTTTTTTCATCTTTATCATTTTTAAGTTGCATTTCCCATACCATATCACTATTTAATAGTGCTTCAATCCTAGACATATTTAAAAGCTCTGTGTGTTCTCTTTTCTTAAGACAAGAGTTATCACTTTCTAAACCAACGTTTAATATTGAATCGTCCATTCTATGTTTAAGATATATATTTTAATATTTAAATTAATTTTAAAATATATGTATATTTTACATTTTTCCTAAACTTTGTCGGTTTTCTTTGGACGACCTCTTGGTTTTCCTGTTTTTTTGTGTTTTTCATAAAATTTTTTATTAGCTCTACGCTGTGCTGCCTTGCCCTTCTCAGTCTGTTTATATTTTTTATTCCTTAATGCTTGTGCCTCTTTTTGTTTTTTAATTTTTTCCTCTTCAGATAGCTCCTTCTTTTCAACTTGCTTTTCCATTTATCTATATATATAATTGTTTTTTTAAATTTATATATTTTAATATTTATTTCCTTTCATTAAATTCAATCCAAGTGTAACCTGTTTCTTTAATCTTGAAGTCATTTTCATTTTTTTACCGTGAAAATCAAACATATCACCTACTTCTACCTTTTTAATCTTGTTAAGTTCTCCTTTTTTAAATTTGTAATCTTCACCAACCTTGAGTGATTTGTGAAGACCTCCTTTACGAAACTTGATCTTTTCACCATCAATTACAGCTTCTCCCATTTGCATTTTTTTTCTACCACGCTTTGCATCGCCTTTTACCTTGGTTTCAAAATTACGAGCAGTTTTACTTTTTGTTCCCTTGACTTGTCCTTTCATTCCTTTACTTTCATCTGCTCTATCCTTAGCACCTTGTTTTTTATAAGTTGATCTAGCCTTAGTGATTGCTTCCTTGTAAGATATTTTATTCTTAGCAGCGTAAGATTTTACGTGTTCTATCCAGGAGTTACCCATTATATTTATACATTAGATTTTATTTACTAAATTATTTCTTATATTTTTTTACTCTTCCTGTTCTCTTCTTTTCAGCTTGAGCGTCCTTTTTTTGTTTTTTTGTAAGTTCGCTCATAGTTGCCGGAGTTTTCTTGCTAACTCTCTTGGTTGGTCTAAAAATATCACCCTTCTTTTTGTAAGTTTTCTTACCATCTTGTGTCCTCCAGTCCTCTTGGAACCACCTCTTTAATGGAGCTGACTTCTTTTTTTTACCTTTATATGGTGATTTATTTCCATATTTCTTTTTAAAAGCTGCCTTGTATTCTTTTACCAAGATACCACTCCTATAAGCACTATGCTTAGGCATTTTCTTGTAAATACGCTTCTTCACTCTATCATACATCTTTTGGTCTTCTGGTATAGCCATTTATACTTGTTGATAAAAAAATTTATTATTTTTTAAAATACTTATTTCATCAATCGCTCCCTACAAACTTGGTAGTGCTTTTCATTCAATTCCATTCCAATAAAATTTACATTACGATTTTTACAGGCTTCTCCAGTAGATCCTGAACCCATACAAATATCCAAACACGTATCACCTTCCTCCGCGAAATATTTTAATATATGTTCTATTACTTCAATTGGTTTCTCAGTCAAGCCTTTTACACGTTTATTATGTCCTCTGATACCATAGCATTCAATCACATTAATTGGTAATCTTGGTTCATAGTAATTTGTTTTCATTCGTCCTGCCTTGGTTATACCTAGTCCAGCATTCATAGTATTCTTTTTACTTTTTACAATCTTATGATGATCCATCACCAAGTATTTTGGCTGCTTTTTATAAAATGCTAAAATATATTCCGTGGCTTTTCCAAATCTTTTCTTGCTTAGCAACGGGGTAGTAGATAAATGTTTATTCCATACAATCTCATACTTGAAATATTTTGGTTGAGATGTTATTAGACTCACAGCAAACTTCATATCAGCAAACATAAAGATCGGTGCATTTGGCTTACATACTCTCCATAGTTTCTCCCACATACTATCCAGGTCAATAGGTGTATCCCATTTTAAAGATTTTGTCCCTAATCCATAAGGCAAATCAGTTATTACTATATCAATTGAGTTATC